CGGTTTTCTTAATACCGATTATGGGTCGACGAGAGTCGCCGTTCACCGAGTGCATGACACCGTCCTGCCGGTTATCCGCCGGTCTTGGTTGCACAACCGACCTTTTCACGGGTGTTGCCGTAGCCACGAGCGCCCCAGGCTCGTGATCTGATAGGTCCAGCCGTCGGCGCTGCGGGCTGCCAGGCCCCGGTTATCCAGACCCCGCACCGAGGCGAAGCCCCAGGGAACCGTTAGCTCCGGGTCCGCCCCGATCGTCAGACTCCCGCGTTCCCCCAGCCGCCGCAGCATCACCACCATCCTCGGACTGGGTCCGTGGCGCCTCAACTCCAGCATCTCCGGCTCGCGTACCAGTGAAACCGGAACGTTCCCCCCGAGTCCCTCCAGAGAAAGTGCGCCACCGCGACGTTCACCTCCGGGATCGTCAAGTCCCCCGTCCCGACTAACCGCCAGGCCAGCGTCTGCCACCCGAGCGTCTGGAATAACCCAACGGCACCCGAGCCCTGAGCGTTGTAGACGCCGGGATCACCCCGCGACTCGCACCGGATCACCCGCAGCGCCGTCTCCACGTCCCAGTCGTACTGCTCCACCAGGCCCCGCCACCGCTCGACCGGGTCCAGGTCGCGGCCCCCTCGGCTCACCGGCTCGTATCGCTCGGCCTCGGCCGTCCAGGTGGGCGCCGGGGTGACCGTGGGATCGAGTTCCTCCGCCTCGGCCGAGCGCACCCTCGACAGGACGTACCCCACGATCAACGCCCACACCACGAGCGTCACCACGCAGCCCACGAGTATCCAGCCGAGCGCGGTCGGGGCCGGCCCGCCGTGGCGCTGGCGCAGGTGCGTCATCGCCTCAGCCGCCGCAGGGACGAGGCCAGTGCGTCGGATACCGCCCACATCTCTTGAAATTCCTCCTGCCGAAACGCGAACACCCGTATCTCGTCCACTCGCTCCCAGCGACCGCTGCGCATGATCGGACTCGGCACCTCGCCGCCGGGGAGCCAGGTGAGCCTCACGACCCCTGCTCGCGCCTCTTTTGCGCCCGTGCTTCCTGAGCCCGTCTCCGCAACTCGGCCCTTGAGCGGGTCGAAACTTCTAGACGAGACAATTCGGCGTCGGATACCTGTTCCTCGGGTTGGAGATACCGATCGAACTCGACCGGTAGGTCTTGCGCGTTCATGACGTAGCACCCATCTTCCCAAAGGATCAACCCAACGACCTCGGTGTCGCCCGACTCGTCCGCCTCCAAGAGCGCCCACCCGACGAGCGGCAACACCTCATGCCAGAACACCCAATCCAAATCCACCCCGGCCACCAACGCGCGCTCACCCCGCGTCGGCATGATCTGTCGAATTTTCACGACGCCTCCTTTTCTGCGCGCGCGCATGCCTGCGCCTGTGGGGGGCTAGTGTGTGAAACAAGTACTACAGGTGAATTTGTGAATTTCTGCCCCCTTTTGAGATTGGCTAGGCCCTCAGTAGTTCACAGGAGTTCACAGGAGTTCACAACACCCCCTGAGAGTGGCCGCCCAGAAATTCACACAGGAGTTCACAGGAGTTCACACGCCGGCCCGTTTTTGATCTCGCAGGAGTTCACAGGAGTTCACAGGAGTTCACACGGCTCGGAATTCTCATTGCTGTGCCGTTTCTGTGATACCCTACGGGCACGATGAACGCTGTCGAGCGGGTCCGTGCCTTGCGCCGCCGGCGTCGGGAGGCCGGCCTGTGCATCTTCTGCGGGTCCCCTTCTGACCGACCTGACCGAACCGCCTGCCGGCGATGCGCGGAGGTGGCCAACGCCTCTGCCGCCGCCAGCTACCGCTCCGGTGGCGCGGAACGATCGCGCGCGCGCAACCTGTCCGAGCGACGCCTCGCTATCCAGCGATACGGTGGCGCTTGCGCCTGCTGCGGCGAGACAACGTTCGAGTTCCTGACGTTCGACCACGCCAACGACGACGGCGGCGAACGTCGCAAAACCGAGGGATCTGCCGGATCTAGGTTCGTGACGTGGTTGAAGCGCCAGGAGATCCAGCCGGACATCCACTTGCTTTGCTGGAATTGCCACCAGGCGCGTCACAATTACGGAGCCTGCCCTCACGGCCCCACCTGATTGCCGGCTGGCAGGGCGATGTGGCCGTTCGCGTGGCCGTTGAGCGCCGGCGTTGCGACGCGCGTCAGGATGACCCACTTGATCCGCCGATTCCCGCTCGATTGACGGTCGGTGACCTCAACCCTGAGCCCCTGCCGGAGCGTGTCCACGGCATGGCTGAATTTGTCGGCACGCATGTGCGACAGCCGCAGCAGTTCCGACCAGGCCATCCCATCGATCTGCTCGCGCAGCCGGGCGATGATCTTCAATCGGTCGGCTTCGTCGGCATCCCGCGCGACCTCGTTCGCTAGCCAGTCGAGCGCACGCTTGTGGCTCGTCTCGACGTACTTGATCGCGCGGTCCAGATCGGACGACGTGATCCTCAGGCTGGTCGGGTTGCGCGAGACGTGGAACAGCATCGCGGCCTTGAGCACCATCAGCGGTGCCCGCGACACCATCCCGGCGAATTCCACCACCCCACGGGCGCGTAACTTGGTGCGCTGATCCTTATTCCAGGCCGAGAACGCCGAGAGCACCCCGGTGAAATCGGCTTTTCCCGACAGGCTGGCCACGCGCCTGAGGTGGTCGGCCAGCACCGTCTCGATCGCGTCGTCGGGTGGACCTGGGTGATCGACCGCGTCGCCCACGTCGGTCGATGGCGAGAAGATGATGCGTTCGAGAAAGCCACCCTCGGCTGATCGTCCCTTCAGCGACTCCGCGAACCACGTTGGGCTCGACGCCCCCAGGATCGAGACGCAGGGCTTCTCGATCACGACCTCGCCGGATTTCATCGTCGTCCGCCGCACTGTCGGTGGGCAGTCGTAAATCTCCGAGAGCAACTCCCGACAGCCGGCGTTGTAGTCCCGGCTCATCATGGCCACGAAGTTGGCGAACTCCTGGGTGACGAACGTGCCGACTGGCTGGGCCTTGAGCGCCATCTGGAGCGCCTCGTAACTGAAACTGCCCGGCAGAATGCGCTGCTCGAACTGCGCCTTTCGCAGGATCGTTTCCGACATGTCCAGCGGCGCCGATTTGCCGTAGCCGCTCGGCGCGATCACGACCACCCACAGGTTCGGGAAGATCGGCCGTGTCCAACCGTCGCACCAGACTTTGTTGCCCATAGCCGTGGCGAGCGTCACCAGCGCGGCGTGAACGTGGAAGTCGGGCGGACAATCCGTTCGACTCCGCAAATAGGCCACGAACTCCTCGACGAATCCAGACGCCATTAGCCGAGATCCAGGATTTCTGTGAGCGACTGCTCGCGAGGGCCGCGCCGTTCGAGGGCCGCTTGGGCGACAAGCTCGGCGTAATGGACCCCGTACAGGCTCGATGGAGCGCAGTTAATCAGCCCCGTCAGCGTCGCCTTGCCGCCGACATCCTCCAGGACGCCGAGCGTCCCCATCTCGTGGACCACGGTCGCCCAGTCCACGACGAAATCTCGTCGGTCCAGGCTCAGCATCGCCTGGAACACCGTCCGACAGACCGGAGAAACGAAATCCTCCGGGGTCACGACACCCCGAACCTGCTTGATGAGTTCGCCGTCGATGATGACGCTGCCGATCAGGGCGCGTTCGATTTCAACGGACGGATGGCTCACGATGATGTCGCGTTCTTATGAAACGCCGATACGGCGCGGACTGCACCTTGACGAATGGTGCTAATGGTGTGTAAGATGGTCCTGCCTCCTTATCCGGGGTACGAACCCGTCACCGGGGGGTCCACTAATTTCGCGGTGGCGGGTCAACAGAGCCGGCGACCCTTGTGGTAGGGGGTCGCCGGCTCGCCTTCTTTCTGGAGATTTCGTCCGGCACCCCGCTGCTTGCAGCCGCCGGCTGATTGACGTACAATAGTCCACCAGCAACCAAACCGCAAGCGGAGGATCAGGCGACCGTGGTGACGACTCCCGCTCCTCGGACCTTCCTGCACCCCGGCGTGCGCGTCCGCGAGATGCGGTTGAAGCGCGGGCTCACCCAAGCCGAGTTGGCGCGGCGCGTGATCGCGCGCGGGCACTACTTCGAGCGCGTGTCGCTCTTGCGGCTGGAGCGCCAGGACTTCAACGCCAAGGTCACGACCGTGCGGGTGCTGGCCGAGGCGCTGGAAGTCGATCCGGCCTGGCTGGCGTGTTTCCGCGACGGCGACCCCGAGGCGCCCTGAGCGCATGCGGCTGACGCCGATGCACGCGCACCGACTCGGCTGGCACCTGAACCGTGAGACACCGGAGCATGTGCCCCACGTCTGGTGGATCAGTTGGGGGGTCCATTTCGTCTGGGACGTGTGGGACGGCGTGTCGCGCGGCATCTGGCGGTGAAACTCACCGTGATTCTGCCGGCCGGCCACACGCCCTCGACCGGGCGGATTCCGATGCTCCAGGCGAACTACTCGGCCTGGGTTCGGTCCTGGAACCAGACCGCGCTATCGGTCCTGCACGAGGTGCTCGGGGCCTACCAGATCACCGACCCGATCATGGTCCACAAGCTGCTGCGACGGGACACCGAGTGAAACTGACCTCCCTCGGCCGGCTCTGCCAGGACGCCCGCGCCGCGACGCCGATCTCGCAGCGCCTGTGGACGCGGTTGAGCCGGACGGGGCGTGTGTCGGTCGGGTATTTCGCCAGCGTGGACCTGGACGACTCGCGCGTGGACTGGCGCAAAGCCACCTCGACCGCGTGGCTGGACCTGCTGATCGACACACCCGATCTGCCAGGGGGCAATCGCGTCCTGTACATGGACGCCCTCGACCGGTAACACCGCGCCGCGCGGCGGGGAACGCCGACAGTGGGGGGTCCAACCGCGAGTCGGCGTTCCCGCGCGACGCCCCGAGAATACCCGACCGACGATCCTCAAGGATGAAGATTTCTTCATCACCGCGCTCTTTTGGGGTGTTCTCGTGAGGAAAAACTCATGCAATCGGCGCCGAGATGATTGACACGCGCGCGCGCGAGCCGTAGACTTCGCGTGCATACCCCGTGCCGAGGATGAGTGCTCTGTTCCCGAGCGCACAGCGCCGGAGGCGTGCGAATCGCGCAGCGCATATCCGTGCTCGCCTCGGCGTGTCCTGGTCGGGAGCGGGCTTTCTGGTTAGGCAAGGAGCCAGATTCGTGCCCGAGTGGAAGTTCGTGCCGGCCCGACCGATCATCACGACCCCGCAGCGCAACCGGCGCTACGAGGAGCGTGCCCCGCTCCGCGAGGCGCTCACCGGGGCGGCGGTCAAGAACCACTACGCGATCATCGAGTGGGGCGGCAAGACCGATCCGAAGTCGGCCTCGGGTCGGCGCGCGATCCTGCGGGCCGCCGCCAAGGACGTGGACCTCGCGATCCAGTTCTTGCGCTGGGGGCCGAGCTTCAAGAACAAGTCGATCGTGCGGGTCGTGGGGAAGATCGCGTGAAACTCACGCTCCAATTGACACTGCTCGTGCAGCCGGTGTCGCTCCAGTTTCGGGATTGCGGGGCGCAATACCAGACGTGGCGCCGCCGCTGGCCGCTCGCGCTCCTGCCGCACCAGATCGACGATATTCTCCAGCGGCATCTGGTCGAGCGACCCCGGTGAAACTCGTGCGGCTGCGCGTCGCGAGCACGCCGCACCCACCGGTGTATCTCTGGTGGCTCTGGTCGTTTGGGGGGTCCCCCTGGTTCCACCGGCCGGGGGGGCTCACCCGCGCGTTCGACGACTGGCTTGCGCGGTGAAACTCACCCGCGCGATCCGGCACCTGCCGCTGGTGGTGCCGTCGCCGGCGATCGTGCTTTGGTTCCGCTGGCCGTGGCGGTCGTTTCCACGGCAGCGGGAGTTTCGGGACGCGATCCTCACGCGGCTCGGCCGGTGAAACTGACCCCGGCTAGGGTTGGCGTCGAGGCGATCCCGCCGTCCAAGAAAAGCGGCTGGAGTCTGTACCGGGCGGTCGCGTTCGGCGACTGCGGCCAGTCCTGGGCTCAGTGGAGTCTGATCGAGGCGCTCTTGAAAGAGCGCGAGCCGACGCCGTGGAACTGACGCCGATGCGCGTGAACCGGCTGTCGCTCGTGTTCGAGGATACCAATCGCGGCTGGGGGGCGTTCGTGACGGCATCGCATGCGTGGCGCTTGATCTGGAAACACTGGCGCCTCAGCCGTGGGCCGCGCGCCGCAGCCCACGCCAGGCTGCGCCGGTGAAACTCACGCTCCTGCCTATCGCTCGGCTGGCCCCGGGCTGGGACGACGCCCGGATGTGGGGTTTCTGGCGTGCGGCTGCGGCGCTCGGGGCGGATCGCATACCGGCCTGGATGTTCTTCGCACGCGTACCCGAGGCGTTTTTCAGGATGATCCACCGCTAGGACTGTTCCCCACGCACGTGGTGTAGAGTCCAGGGCACATGCCATCCGGGTTGCAGAGCTACGACGCGGATTTGATTCATGCGGCGCTGAGCCTGGAGCAGGCAAGTTTAGCCTCGGGGAGGCCGCCCGAGTTCGAGGACACCTGGGCGCGGATCGGGTGGCGCCCGTTTCCGAGGCAGCAGGCGGTCATCGACGCTGTACTCGCCGGGCACTACGCGATCCTGGCGGGCGGTGCGGCCGGCGGAGGGAAGTCGGCCCTCGGGCGAAATCTCGCCATCGCGCTCTGTCTCAAGCACCCAGGAATGCGGGTCGGGATCTTCCGGCGAACCTATCCCGAGCTTCACCGCACGCACGAGTTACCGATTAGCCAGTTGCCCACGAGTTTCGGGAAATACTATTTCGATCCACACGAGTACAGATTCCTCAACGGGAGCATCCTGGAACTAGGTTCCGTCGAGCGCAACGCCGACCTGATCGGCTACCAGTCGGCCGAGTACGGCGCCCTGATCTTCGACGAGGCCACGCAGTTCACCTGGGAACAGATTTGCTTCCTCAACGCGCGCGTGCGGAGCCCCGACCCGACGACCCCGAAGTTCATCCTATTGCTCACGAACCCCGGCGGCGAGAGCCACAACGAGATCAAGACCACGTTCGTTGATACCGCCGACCCGGAAACGCCGTTTCAGGCTAGGATTGGTGAAAGCGACTTTCCGGCGATATTCGTGCCGTTCCGGCTCGAAGATAACCCTGCGCTCGATCTCAACGACCCGGATTACAGAAAGCGCATCATGGCCATGCCGGAGTATTTACGCCGCGCCTGGCTATTCGGAAGTTGGGACATACAACTCGGCGGCTTCTTCGACGAGTGGTTCGCCGAGAAGCACGTGATCCGGCCGTTCGATCTGCCCCGGTCATGGCCGAGGTGGCGAGCCTTGGACTACGGGTTCGCGGCCCCGTTCTGTTGCCTCTGGTTCGCGCGCTCCAACGATGGCGTGATCTACGTGTACCGCGAACTCTACGAGAAAAAAATCATCGACCGCGATCAGGCCCGGCTCGTCCTGGAGTTATCCAAGAACGACCCGCCGATTCGCTTCACCGCCGCCGACCCGAGCATCTACTCGAAACAGCCCAACGGCAAGTCCATCGGGCAGGCGTACCTCGATGCGGGACTGAGAACCATTCCGGCCAACAACGATAGAAAGTCCGGCTGGCAGCGCCTGCGGGGGTATCTGCATTGGGACGAGGACAACGAGCCGCGCCTGAAAGTGTTCTCGACGTGCAAGAACCTGATTCGCACGATGCCGGTCCAACAGTTTTCCAAGTACGTCACCGAGGATCTGGACACCCACGGCGAGGATCACCCCGCCGACACCCTTAGGTACGGCGTCATGGGCGGCTCGATCAGGAGCAGGGGCGTTCGGGTCATCGACTTCGAGGTCACGGCAGGGTAAACTCCCCCGCACATTGACCGGGGAGGCATACCTCTATGGACCCGATGGTCATCGCCGGGATCAACCTCGGGGTGGGCCTCGCGCTGCTGTACATCGCCTGGCATCTGCACGGCCTGACCCGCCGTCAGCAGCAGATCGGCGACCAGCAGCGGGAGTTGCAGGAGGCGCTCACGGCGACGATCCAGCGGCTGGAATCCAGCACCCCGGCGCAGCTTGAGGCGGCGCTCGTCGAGATCCGCTCGATCAAGGCGGGCCTGAACGGCGTCTCGCGCCCCCTGATCCGCAGTCTCTGGAACACCGTCGAGCCCGCGCCCCCGGTGAATTGGATACCGATGCGGCAGACCGGGTTCGACGGGCGCATGATCGAGGCGGTCATGCGCTGGATGGAGCGAATCGGCCCGCTCTCCCGGCCGCCGACACGTCCGTGAGGCGCCGGCTGTTCTGGCGCTGGGGGCTGCACGTCTGCGCCCTGGACGCGACCGATCGCGCTGTCGGTGCCCCGCTCGGGCGTATCCACGTCACCACCCCGCTCGGGCACCTCGCGGTCGCGTTCGTGCGCGACGACTGGTTTCTCGGGCGCCGCACCGATACGGCGAGCCCGTTCATGGCCGAGTGGGTCTGGACGACGCGCGCGCGCGACAACTGGTCCCGCCGCAATCACCCGCCGATCGGACTGAATCGCGCCGAGCGACGCGCCTGGTACGCGGCCCGGTCTGCGCCGTGACCGATAAATACATCCTGGACGGCCACACCCCGGTGCCCTGCCCGGACGTGCTGGTGTGGGGGGCCTGGTACGAGGACTCGATGCGCGACACCCGCCGCCGGGTCGGCTACACGATCCTGGACGACGGCGACGATCCCCTGCGCGTCTCGACCGCGTTCCTAGGACTGGATCATAACTTCACCCGGATGTTCACCGGTAACCACACACCGATCCTGTTCGAGACGATGATTTTCGGCACAACCGACCGCGACCCGAGCCGCCTGCACGAGTGGCAACGACGCTACGCCGACTGGGATTCGGCGCAAAAAGGCCATGAATACGCCGTGCGCCTGGCCACGCGGGCACGCCGTTTCTGGTCGCGCTGGCCTCGCCGCGACTCTCGTCAGGTGTAACGCCCCGTTATAGGTCTATAATCCGCCGAGGTGGGGCGGGTGTACTCGATTGGCGACTCGGGCGGCTGGGGCGGGACGGGGGTCACCGCCCCCTAACGGGCGATCTAAGGCCGCGCCGCTGCCGTCCAGTGGGCTGACCGATTCCGGGGTCGCCTATCCGATCACCGCCTCGGAGATCCAGGGGCTCTACGACGCCCGCCTCTCGGAACTCTCCGAACGCAAGCTCCGTTCGACGGCGCTGACGTTTCGCGCCCTCACCCGGATGGAGCACGGCGTCTCGATCCCACGCCAGTACCGAGCGATCTCGCACGTCACCCGCACCCCCTTCGTGCGCGACGCCTGGCACCGCGTCACCGCCGCCCTCACCCACGAAGATCCGATTCCGCACATCCAGCCGCTCGACAACACGATTCAGTCCAGGGACGCCGCCAACACCGCCGAAAAGTGGACGAGCGCCGCGCGCGAGATGCTGACGCGCGAACTCGGCTACGACGTGGTCTACGAGGCCCCGCGCGCCCTGATCCGCGACGGCGAGTCGGTCATCAAGGTCGTCCATCGGCCCGACGCCTGGGCCACGTTCCCCGACCGCTACCCCGACGAAGGCGCCGAGGACTACTCCGACCGAGCCGAGAAGTACAAGAAGAAAAACCCGCTCCCGTTCTCCTGGAAAGTCGTCGATCGGCTCCAGATGCTGTTCGGGGACGGTGAGTACGGCGATTCGTGGGCGTTGGAGTACGGGGAATATCCACGCCCCTATCTTTCGACCCGGTACCAAATGCCGGTCATGGACGGCAAGCTCGTCAACCCCGAACGGGTGCTCGGCGGCACCCCCAGGCCCCAGGGCTACGGGCAATCGGGCTCGGGGATGAGCGTCAAGCTGGAGTACTGGGATTCCGACTGCTGGGCGGTCGTGATCGACGGCGAACTCGCGCCGGGGTTCCCGAAGCCGAACCCGTTCGCCCCGAGATTACCGTACTTCCGCGCCAAGGCCGACTCCGACTCGGAGTCGATCCTCTACTCGCTGGCCTTCCTGGTCCCGGCGCTGGATCGGCTCATCACGATGAAGGAGAACTGGGCGTTTTTGAGCGCCTACCCGAACCCGATCATCGAGAGCGTCGCCAACCCGGCCGGGACGCTCGACGACCCGCTCGGCCAGGACAACCAGGCCAGTTCGCTCAAGTGGCAGCCGGGCAAAGCCATCGAGCTTCCGGTCGGCAAGACGATCCGGTTCCTGGAGCCGCCCGCGACCGGCAAAGACCTCAACGACATGATCCAGCTTATCCGGGCCATGATCGACGTGGCCGGCATCCCGAGTATTTTGCGCGGCTCCTCGATGTCGGGCGACTCGGGCTACCTCGCCAACCAGATGTACGCCGCCGCTCTTTCGATGTACCGCCGCATCGCGCTGGCCTCCTCGCGCCAGCTTGAGCAAGCCTGCGAGTTCATCTGGTGGGTGGTCGAGCACCGCATCAAATCGACCGTCTACGTGCTCGACACCGGGTCCGGTAAAGGCGAGGGGCACCGCTGGCTCGGCATGGGCTCCGGCATCACCTCGAACACCAATCAGGTCGATGTCGAGGATATCGGGCCGCTGACCTGGACCTACAAGCCGGTCCTCCCCACCGACGAAACCGCCAGGGTCATGCTCGGCATCCAGGCCACGAACGCCCCCAAGCCGCTCGTGTCCAGCCGCTACGCACGGGAGCAGTGGGCCAACATCGAAGATCCCGAGGGCATGGCCGACGAGATCGCGGTCGAGGACGAGATGGCGACCAACCCCGAGATCAAGCGCGCGATCGTCCAGGCTGCGATGCAAGAGGCCGGCCTCGCGCCTCCACCATTGCCGCCGCCCCCGGAGGCAGGCGGACCTCCTCCCGTGATGTCGGACCCGTCGATGCTCCCTCCTGGTGTCGGTGGGCCGCCCGGCGCTCCTCCACTGATGAGCACGGAGGCGCCCGGTCAACTCGGCGCCGGGATGCCGACCGCGCCGGGACAGGGGATGCCGCTGGCGCCGCCCGTTCCACAGGGCCCGCCGACCGGCGGCGGGATCGCGTTCCCTGGGCTACCCGCCGGTCAAGGTCCACCGCTGGGTGGATAACAGGAGGACAACCTAATGCCTATGATGACGTACGCTCCGACGAGCCCCAACGGGGCCCAAAATGGGGACGTTTGGGTCAACCAGACGACCGGCGAGTCCAAGACCTACGCCGGCGGCGCCTGGCGGGCACCGGCGGCTGGTGGACAGATGCTGGCTGCCGACGGGCTCGTCGGGGCGCCGTCGATCTCGTTCGCGAGCGAGCCGACGACGGGGTTCTACCGCCCCAGTGCCGCCGCCGTTGCACTTTCGATTGGCGGCACGATTCGGCACTACTGGAACGGCGGCTTGTACTGGAACAACAGCGACGCTGCCCAGATCAATCTCGGGGCCGCCCAGGACGTGACGATCTACCGCGACGCCGCCGACGCGCTGGCGCTGCGGCGCCTGGCCAACCCGCAGGCGTTCCGCGTCTACAACACCACCGACGCGGGGCTGGCGAACTACGAGCGCCTGGCGATCACCTGGTCGGGGAACACCGCCTACATCACGATCGGCGTACTCGGCACCGGGGTTGCGCGCCCGCTGGTCATCGATGTCACCCAGATGTACTTCTACACGGGCGGCGTCCAGAAGTGGACGATTGGCGCGGCCGGACACTTCCTAACTGGAACCGACAACACCTACGACATCGGCTCCGCCGGCGCGCTCCGGCCTCGCAACCTCTACATCGCCGGCCTCCTCACCCTGCCCGGCGCCGCCGTGCCGCTGCTCACCACCACCACCACGATCACCACCGGCGCCGGTGTCGGCGGCGGCACCCTCCTCAACGCTCCGGCTGCCGGGAACCCGACGAAGTGGATTCCGATCGATGACGCCGGGGTCGCGCGATTCATCCCTGCATGGTAATGACGTTAGCATATACCTGCTATCTTCTGTGTTAAGGAGAACCAATGGCTAGCTTCACGGTCACGAGTAACGCGCGGCAGGACGCGGGAATCGCGCGCACCCTGGCGCGCGTCAACGCCGAACGCGCCGCCCAGCGCCCTCCGCTCGGTGCCCTCACCGCCGACCAGTACGTCCTGGCCACCGTGCGGGCCGCCTTCGATTCCTGGACGGCTCAGTCCGACGACGAGGACGCCACCACGGTCCACCTCGGCTACACCGCCGCCACGCCGGCTCAGCGTAACGCCGCCCGCGCAGCGCTCGGACTCCCTTAGTGATCCCCGATCAGCGGCCCGAGCCCTTTCCCCCGGACCTGGCGAACCTCATCGCCGCCGACCGCGCGCAGCTTGTCCTGTTCACCCAGATCGTCCAGGCCAAGGTGCTGGGGTACTTCACGGGGAAAGGCGAGCAAAACCTCCGCATCGACATCGACGCCCAGACCTTCACCCGCCAGGAGATGCCCGGTGGCGACGCAGACGACCGAGAAAACGCTCCAGAGAACAACCATCGCGAAAAAACTCCTGCCGCGCTTCCGGGCCGGTAGCCCCACGCCGCCCAAAAAGAAGGGGTAAGCCCGTGCCTGCGCAACACAGAATGGAACAGCGGTCGGCGTTGTTGGCCACGCGCATGATTCAACGCAAAAACGCGCTCCGTGACGCGATCACGCCGCCCGGCGAGCGCCCGCCGTTCACGGTCGCCAAAACGCGCAACGAGGCGCTGGAGTTCTGGGCGAAGGAGTGGACCACTCCTCTGGGGAAGATGATCCTCGGCACGTACACCGAGGAGCAGAAGGCCGCGCTCGAAGCCGCGCTGGGGAACTACCACGCCGCCGGCCCGGTCTACGCCCAGCCCGCCGAGCCGCCCTCGATGGGCATCCCGACGCTCGCGCCGCCGCCGGCTCCCAGCGTGCCCGCCGGTATCCCCGAGATGCCGCCGACGACAGGCGTGGTCTAGGATGGCGAACTCCCGACCGGGGCGCTTCTGGCAGGGCGAGACGCCGCCCGGCGAGCAAGAGCAGGCCGATCTGCTCGCGGTCGAAAACGTCCTCTACCTGCACGACGGCGTGAACTTCAAGCGCCTGATCGGGACCGGCGATCTCTCGACCCTGCAAGGCGACATCCGGGGCGACCTCTTGACCAACGGTGGGATGGAGCAGTGGCAGCGCGGGACCGGGCCGTTCACGGCCCACCTCGCCTACGGCCCGGATCGGTGGTACCAGTCGCTGACCACCTCCACCCTGGCGATCAGTCGAGACACCGCCGACAGTGGCCTGGGCTCGCTCTACTGCGCCGCCTTCGTGTACGTCCACGCCGGGCTCGGGACCGGGGCCTCGTTCAACCAGAAGATCGAGGGCTTCGAGGCGCTGCGGGGGAGCGTGATCACGTTCTCGATGCTGGTGCAGTCCAACGTCGCCGGCACGGTGCGCCTGCGGATCTTCGACGGCTCGACCAGCGCGCACTCGGCCTACAACGTCGCGGCTGGCCTCGAAGTCCTCTCGGTCACGACGACGCTTCCGGTCGGCGCCACGACGCTGGTCGTCAGCGCGATGTTCGACGTGGCGACCGCCGCCGGGAAGCTCGACAACGCCACGCTGATCGTCGGCAGCACCGCTGGCCGTTTCGTGCCGTTGCACCCGGCCGGCGAACTCCTGCGTTGCCAGCGGTACTGCCAGGAACTCGGTGGGCTCGACAACAACCAGTACGCCGGCGTCGGCCAGGCGACCTCGACCACCGCCGGCATCGTGATCGTGCGTTTCCCGGTCGAGATGGCCGTCGCCCCGACCGTGACCGTGTCGGCCGCCGCTGATTGGGAGGTCGGCACGGCCGCCGGTGCCGCGACCGCGTGCACGGCGCTTTCCGCCTCGATCATCACCCGCAAGGAGATGCGTTTGGTCATCGGAGTGGCGAGCGGCCTGGTGGCCGGGAACGCGCTCCTCCTGCGTGCCGCCTCGTCGGCTGCGAGCCGCATCACGCTCGTCGCGAATCCGTAACGAGATGATCCCCGGTGCCTGAGCGACGGGACTTTTTTCAGTTCGTCCCGCGCTGGGCGATCGATGCCCAGAAACTCCAGAGCGACGCCGACGACTGGGCGACCCAGAAGCGCGGCGTGATCGCGGATCAATGGGCGGACCTGGCGCGCAAGGAGTTCACGCTCGCGCTCCTCAAGGCCGGCTACACCGCCGATGGCACCCCGATCCCGCGCGATCCGCCAGCCGTCCCGGCCCCGCCGCGCAGCATCGAGCCGCCAGGCGTCGAGATCACCGGTCGCGAGTCGTTCGTGACACCGCAGCAGTCCGATCCGGGTGGGGGATTTCAGGGAGGATTCGATCCCTCCCAGCGGCAGATCGCCGAGCCGGGGGTTGTGCAGGGCCTGCCACCCGAGCGCGGGTTGGGTGAATCTGCGCTCGGCGTCGGCGCCTCGGTCCTGTCGGGGCTGCAAGCGCCGGCTCAGGCGCTGGGCGCCGGCATCCCCGTGCCCGGACAGGACTCTGGTGAGTCTCCTGGGGCCAAGATTGCCCGCCAGGGCCTGGCTGGGTCCAACGAGGGCTTCGACCGCAGCCTGGAGCAAAACGTCGCCACGGACCCCACAGGCGGTCTTGTGAGTGGCGCGGTCAACTCGGCCGTGCGTCTCGGAATGGACCCGCTCAACCTCGTCGGGGGCCTGGCCGGGATGGGCGGCAAGGTCGGGCTCGGACTGATCGGCGCGGGCGCGGGCGCGGGCGCGGGCTACTCGGCCGCGACCGGAGCGAACGCGCGCGACACCGCCGAGAACATCGGAACCGGGGCCACGATCGGCTCGGTCGCCACGATTGCATCGCCGGCGCTCGTGGGCCTCGCGCGGCGCGTCCTCGCCCACCTGACGCCAGCCGAGGTCCGTCAGGCTGTCTCCAGCGTGGAGGCGTTCAAGCAGATCGCAGGCCCCGAGGCGGCGGCACTCACCGAGGGCGACCTGGCTCAGGTCCGGGAGGCGATCCCGAGTATTACCACCACACGGCCCGGTGAAATCGCCGCTGATCTACCCGCGACGACCCCGGATATGCCCACTTCTCCTGCGCTTCCTGAGCCACCTGTTCTGCACACACCTGCGAACGATATGCCCACGGGGAGTACGCCGGAAACGCCGCGTATCGACGTTCCTGGGCCACCCGATGGTGTGAAGTTCGGCGACGAAACCGGACCCGGCATGGGGGTGGACGAGACACCGGACGCTCCGGTGTTCTATTCCCTGCTTCGCCGGACCCTCGACGAGAAGATGCCTGCGACCGCGACCGGCAAGAGCGTCCAGAAACTCCTGGCCGATGCCGGAGTGAAGGTCGAAGAGCGCCAGTGGACCGGGATCGACGAGTTCCTGCGACCGAGGTTGGGGCAGAAGGTCACCAGGGACGAAATCCTGGCGCACCTAGACGACAACGAGATCACCGTCACCGAACTCGATTCGAGCCACGTACCGCCAGTTCCGTGGCAGGAGCGCCACGGCGAGTTTTTCACCAACGGCTCGCGCGATACGGGTGCGCCGCGCATGAACGTCCGCCAACAGGTCAACGGCTGGATGCTCGAAGTTGACGGCTCGTTTCACCGCAATCCCAACACCTGGGAGGGTGGGCAGTTCTACCCAACCCGTGAGGCGGCGATGGCCGAAGGCGCTGTCGTCCATGCGAGGATGGGCCGCCCGACGACGCAGTACGACACGTATCAACTTTCTGGCCCAAAAACCGGCTACGGCGAACTCGTCCTGACGCTCCCGGATAGGAGTGAGGCAGCCAAACTACGCGCCGAGGCCGCGAAACGTGGCTACCCGGACTCGTTGCGAGATTGGCCGGATCAGGAGTTCGCTAATCGCTACCGCCGCGTCGTGCTGGCTGGGCAGGGGGAGGGCACCTACCGTCACCAGCATTGGCCCGATGTCGTCAACCCGTTCGCCCACGTGCGCTACAACGGGCGGGTGGACGCCGACGGCCGGCGAGTGCTGCACATCGAGGAAGTCCAGTCGGACATGCACCAGGCTGGCCGTAAGTTCGGTTACACGCCCGAAGCCGAGGCGCGACTGGCGAAACTCGACGCGGAACTGAAATCGGCACCCGAGTTCGACGCTGCCAAGCAACTCGAATACCAGCGACTTCAGGCCAACCTCAAGAAGGCTGTTCCTGATGCCCCGTTCAAGAACACCTGGGTGGACCTCGCCTGGAAGAGAATGGTGCGGTACGCCAGTGACAACGGCTACGACCGGATCACGTGGACGACTGGCGCTCAGCAGATTGACCGCTACATCGACAACGCCACCCCTGAGCAAGCCGAGCGCATCAGGCGCGGGATGCCGGCGTTCTACGACCCGTTGCCAGCTGGTCAGGACAAGGGCGGGCTGAACCTCCCCAGGACTGCCGATAAAGTCGGACGGGAGTTCGGTGCGAGCACGAGTGCAGCACCCAACGACCCAAGGTTCGCCGACCTGGATTTCCCCGAGATGGACGGCCTGCGCCCAACCGGCCGGATGGTGCCGGGGCAAGGCCAGCCCGTGTCGGACACCGGCGCGTCACGCCTGCGTCGTGCTGGTGAGCGCACCGCGAACTACACCGGCCCTGAGATGACGCTCGCGGAGTTGCAGACGGTATCCGACCGGATCAGTCGGGGCGAGATTTCCCTGCACGCCTCCGACAAGCAGTACCTCCTCGACCAACTCAAGAACATCAACGGCGCGATGGCGAACGGTGACTCCTCTAAGAAGGCGATCTCGCTCTACGGCTCGGACCACCTGGCGACGATTCTCGGATACCGCATCGACCGCGCCGCGAGCGACGCCGCCGTCCACTCCTTCGATATCCCCGAGGCGATGAGTCGCGCCGCTCGCAAGGAAGGATTCAAACTCTTCGCGTCCCCACACACCGTGGGTGGTGCCGCCGGCGCCTTCGCCGCTGACCAGACCACCGAACCCCAGCGCCCCGACGAGTCGGACTCGGACTACGCGCTTCGTCGCGCCGGTCGGCTCGCCACCGGGGCCGGGGCGGGCGCCCTCCTGGCGCACCAGGCCACGAACCCGGCCGCACGAGCGGCGCTTCGCAACGCCGCCGCGTCCACGCGCCTGAACGCGGTCGCGGGTGGCGGCAGCCCACTCACCCCGGCCGAACGCGCCCAGGGCGAAACCGCCCTTCGGAAGATCACGGCGTCGCAGTCCGCTCGCGCCACCGGGCCGGCCCCGACCGCGCCGATCTACGAGCACCTCGGACTGGTGCCGACGCTGCGGCGTAAGTTCGTGCGCCTCGTCACCGACCGGACCACCGACTGGAGTCAGTTCGAGCAAGTCGCTCGCGACATCCTGAAGCGCGATCTCCGCGACGACGAGCGGATCACCATCCAGGGCTACCGCAACCCGTACATGGCCACCAAAGTCCTCCTGGACGACGAGTACAAGCCGCTGGTGCGCGCGATTGCCGACGCCGGTCTTGAGGAGCCCGTCAACGCCTATCTCACGGCGATGCACAACGTGGACGTGGCGGCCGTGCACGAGGCCAGGAAGGCCGGCACCGGCGCCGTCCGCGCCTTCTCGGGCGATGTGGACGAGGCCGACTCGGCACTCGTGCTGCGGCTCCTTGAGGAGAACCTCGGCCCGGCCGAGCACCAGAAGGTCACCGCCTTCGCCGATCAGGTGGTGAAGTTCAACCAACGCCAACTGAACCTCGACGTGCAGGCTGGCCTCACCTCGCAGGCGCAGGCCGCCGAGTGGATGGACATCTACCCCCACTACGCGCGCGTGGTCGTGACCCCGTACCTGGAAGGCTGGCGGGCCGAGCGGTCGGCTGTCCAGGCGTCCGGCAAGAATCTGAACGTCCCCGGCTCGCCGACCCACGCGCTCTCGGTCGAAGGGACCGCGCAGGCCCGCGAGACGCCGCTGGTGGCCAGTTTCCGCGACGCCTACGAGTCGGAGGAACTACGCCAGGTCAACCGCCGCTTCCTGGCGTTCCACAACCTGCGCGAACAGTCGCCCTTGATGGCGCAAGCCTTCCCCGAGGTCAACCCGCAGACCCCCGGTGCCCTGACCAAAGCCAACAAAGCCGGCACCGTGTTCTCGGGCTACGTGGACGGCGTTAAGACCTACTACACCGCGCCCTCCAAGGAAGCGGCCGACGCGATCGGCATCGCCGGATCGAACCGCCTGACCGGCGTCCTCGGCTGGATGGCCTCCTCGATCCAGTGGTTCAAGGACATGGTTACGACCCACGATCCGGGCTTCGCCCTGGCCGGCAACGTCTCGGCGGACCTGTTCGACGCGACGTTACGGGGCTCGATCCGCGAAGGCGGACCCGAGAACATCCCGAAGGTCTGGGCGTTCCTGCTCACGAACTACGCCGACGCCATGCGCGGGATCATGCAGGGCGAGTTCAAGGGGCGTACCGCCGAGTTCCTGCGCCAGGGCGGCGGCATGTCCGGCTACTTCGAGCGCGCCCCGGTGAAAGTCGGCGCCGAGTACGACCGGCTGAAGTCGCCCGGCACGTTCGAGGTGAATAATTCGGCCGACCTGAAGCGCGTGCTCTCGATGCTGCTGGTCCCGCAGGGCAAGATCCAGGCGGCCGGCACCGCCGGCGGTGCCGCCTTCGGCGCGCTCCAGGGCGACGAGGAGACGACGCCGGGCGAGCGCGTGCTCGGCGCCGCCCGAGGGGCCGCGCTCGGACTCGCGGCCACCAAGGCCAGCCGGGTCGTGCGGCCAATCGGGGAGCGCCTCGAACTCGGCACGCGCGTGGGAATGAGCCATCTCGCCTCGGGTGAGCCGCTCGGGACCGGGCCTGTCTCCAGCCGCATCAAGGGCCAGGGCCTGACCCGCTCGACGTTCCGACCGACGACCGTGGGCTCGGTTCAGACCGGTCATCAGACGACGACGACCGTGACGCGCGGCAAGAAGCAGACCCTCTGGACGCCGACGACGCCGGGGCAGGCGATGCAGGCCGGACGCACCGGTACGATCGATTTTCACATGGGCGGCGAGTGGACCAAGCAGGCCACCCAACTCGTCGCGTTCCTGAACCCGGCCGTGCAGGCGCTGGCCGCGATTCCGCGCAGCTACCACGAGAATCCGGCCGGATTCGTCAAGACCATGGCGGCATTGATCCCGCTCTACCTCCTGGAGCAAGCCTGGAACCACCGCGACGAGGCGACTTCCGAGATCGCCGACGACACCTCGTCCAGCATCCTGGCGCGGGGACTCAACTTCGTACTCCCCGGCGAAACCGAGAACGCGCGAGGTCAGCCGGACCAGCACCGCATCCTGATCCCGATTCGGACCTACGGGCCGGTGCTGGCGCTGGTGCGCCAGATCGGGGATCGCGCGCAAGGCCGCGACCCGCAGACCTGGACGCGCCTGGGACAGTCGATCTTCCAACAGGCGTCGCCGATCACCGAGACGAGCCAGGTCGGATTCCCCGGCGCGTCCACGGTCGCGCAACTCAGGACCGGCGAGGCCGGCTGGGACCAGTTCGCGCACCGCCCGATCGTGACCCAGCGCGCCGACGAGTCGGCGTCCCCGTTATCCAGGATGCTCTCGCAGGGCATCAACGCCGGCGCTGCCCAGGCCGGCATCTACCCGGACGTGCGTCCCAGCCAGGTGGAGTTCGCCACCCGCGACGTAGCCGGCACGATCGCCAAGCAGGCCCATGGCGGCTCGCAGATCCTGGAGTCGCTGCGAACCGGCAAGGGGCCTGCGTCCACCAGTCCGCAGGACATCCCGCTGGCCGGCGGCGTGCTCGGCCGGTTCGTGCGGCGCGAGGGCGGCGAGCGGCTCCAGCAAGCCCGCGAGTCGGCGGTGACCCCCGAGCACCGCGCGATGCTCTACGACGCCGGGCTGCGGCCCGACGCATCGGCCGTTCCGGGCGACATCAACGGGGCGCCCTTGACGCGCGAGGAGCAGACCTCGTTCCAGGAGCGCGCGAACATTCTCTTGGAACGGCGGCTCTCCAGCGTCGCGCGCACGAGTGCGTTCCGACAAGGTTCGCTTTCGGCGCGCAAGACGCTGGTCAACGAGGCGATTGCGGCGGCCCACACCGAGGCCAGGGAGCGCATCGTGTCCCGGATCGGCGAGCGTGCGTTGGCGCGACGGCGTAGCGACCAGATCGCGCGCCGCGACGCGCTGGGGGTGCGGTAATGCCGGACTACAGGCAGATCGCCCGCGACGCCGCGCGCGAGGCCGGGATTGACCCGGAGAAATTCGTCCGACAGATCAACCAGGAGTCCGGCTTCAACCCGACCTCCCGCTCGGGCGCGGGCGCGCAAGGCATTGCTCAAATCGTTTCGAAGTATCACCCCAGCGTGGACCCGAGCGACCCGATCGCGAGCCTGCATTACGCCGCTAACTGGATGGGCGACTTGCTCCGGCAGTACAAGGGCGACTGGACCCGCGCCTTGGTGCACTACAACGGCGGCGGGGGCGCCGTGAACCAGTGGAACCTGGGACGCGGCTACGAGGAGTCGAAACTCTACGTCAAGAACATCCTCGGCGCGCGGACGGCCGAAGCCGCCGAACTCGATCCAGTGTCCAACCCCGCAGGAGGCGCATCCATGGAGCAGCCCGTCGTCCCAGGCCCGAAGCCTGGCCGCGTCGCCGTCACCGACGGGCCGAAGTTCATCGCGCCCGAGCCGGGCTACACCGACTCGATCACGCGCGACAAGGACATCTACGTCTGGCGGCGCACCTGGGAAACCGGCCGCATCCAGGAGTGGTCGGCGCCCTACGGCTCGACGACGACCAACGACTGGAGGCCGATGCCGGACCTGGAGCCGGACGGTCGGGCCGCCCTGATCTGGTCGCGCCTCGTGGACGACAAACTCGCCGAGTACAAGGTCAACCGCGCTCAGACCGGCCAGCCGGTCTACCGGGAAACCATCGTTAAAGAACCCGGTCAGCGGGTTGCGAACGGGCAGATCCTGCCGCCCAGGACCATCAAGCGGACCTCGAAGATCACCACTGACGCGGCCGGCAAGACCGTCGTGACCCCGCTCTTCGACTTGGACGAAGAGGTCACCACCGACAAGCAGGACTACATCACCGGCCCCGGCGGTGAAATCTTCCAGATCCTCCCAGGTGGCGCCCTCAAATCGGTCGCCGGCATCACCCCCACGATCACGACCATCAACGGCGTCGCCGGCCGCGTCGGGACCGACAACAAGTTCACCCCGGTCACCGGTGGTCCGCCGTCGTGGCACTTTATAGGTAACCATGCCGTCGCCGCCGGCGCCGACGGTCGGCTCACCGTGACCACCATCGACCCGGCCGCCGAAGCCCGCGCCGCCGCCGCCGAGGGCCGCGCCGTCGCCGGGGAAGGCCGCTCGGCCGCCTCTGCTGCCCTGAACGACGCCAAGACCGCGCTTGAGATCAAGAAACTCGAAAACGAACTCATCCCGCTGCGCCAGCGCGTGCTCAAGGATCACGACACGCTGGTGAACGACCTGGCGGCCAAGTACCGCCGGGGCGACATCACCCGAGAGCAGGCCGACGCCTTCTTCAAGGCCACCTCGCAGACCACGCTCGCGGCGATGCAGGGCACCTCCCCCGAAGCCATCGCCACGATGCGCGAACGCGCCGAGGCCAACCGCCGCAACTCGGGCGTCTCTCTCCTGAACCAGCGCGTCTCGTCGGGCGGTGCCCTCGCCCAGAACCTGATAACCACCGCGTCCTCGATGGCCGAGAAGGCGATGTTCCGCCCCGGACAGACATCCTTCGGCGTGGACCCGCTCGCCATCGCCCAGGCGTGGGTGCCGCAGTTCATCGACACGCTGGGCGGCGGCAAGGCCACCGGCGACTTCGCGCGCGAACTGGTCACGAGCGCCGCCCCGATGCCGCCTGGGCTGATCGACTCGGACGCCTCGGCCCTATTCACCGCACCCTGGCAGAACAATTCTGGGATGGGGCCGGGCGTGGCACCCACCGAGGCACCCGTCACGCCAACCGCGCCGGTGGCCCCCGGCGCACCCGAGGCTCCACTGGCGCCGGGGCAGGTTCCCCCCGGCGGCGTCGCTCCGTGGCCGGGCTACCCCGGCCCGCCTCCACCCGGCTGGACGCCGCAGATGTACGCCCCCGGCACGGCCGGCCGGAACGCGCCCTAGATGCCGCGCCAGATCGCGGCCGTCCTGCTCGCGGCCGGCACGCCCTCGGTGGCCGACCGGCCCCGCTTCGCCTCGTACGGCGCCGGGGTCACCACCCCAGGCACGGCTCAGGTCGGCGTGGAGGTCATCACCGAGTCGCAGGTATCCGCGCGCCCCTACAAGCGAATCGTCAACCTGACGCGCTTTTCACCGGGGACGACGATTCCACCGGAGTTCCGGGTCGTGACCGAACTGACCCCCGACGAGGGGATCACCCCGGCCTCGATCTCGGGCCTGCTCCTCTGGCTGGCCGCCGACCGCCTCTCCGGCTTCAACGACGGCGATCTGGTGACCAGTTTCACCGACCAGTCGGGGGCCGGCAACCACGCCGTCGGCGCCGGCGCCGCGCGGCCGACCTACAAGACCGCCATCGCGAACGGGCTTCCTGTGCTGCGCTTCGCGGCGGCGCAGACGATGGTCACCGGCCTGTACGCGGTCGCGCCGAGCCTGTTCACGATCCTGGTCGTGGGGTCGAAGCGGCTGAACGATTCGGCCCGGCAGGACTTCTGCGACGGCATCGGCTCGGGCACGAGAAGCATCGTCTACGCCCACGCGGCCTCGAACGTGATAGGCATGGCGTCGGGGGCGGCCGGGACGATGGCGGCGACGATCACGAACCTGAACGCGTATATCGCGGTGTTCAACAACGCCTCGTCGCGCCTCAGCGTGAACGGCGGCACGGCCACGGCGACGACGATGATCAACCAGACCGTGACCGGGCTGCGCCTCGGAACCCAGTTCGACGCCGGCGGCGAGAAACTCGACGGCGACATCGCCGAGATCGCCGTCTACAACCGCGCGCTCACCCTCGCCGAGGTCGCCACGCTGGCCGCCTACGCCGGGCGGTGGGGCATCACGATCGGCTAGGGAGAGTGGATAGATGACGACCCTCAACGACATCCCCGGAGCGTACGAACGGCTCACCGCTGCGGCCGATGCCCTGGCGGCGAAGCTCGGCGTGGATCGCTCCGTCATCTACGGCTACTTCAACAAGACCGCCCACTTCCCGACCAGCATCGAGGAACTGAACACCTTCGGCAACAAGGTCGATCCGACCTACGGCGTGCGTCGCCGGCAGGACAACGGAAACTGGACCTCGATCATGCCCGGCGTCACGCCCGGTAAGAGCCCGACCGACCCCGGATTTTCGCACCGGATCGCCAACGCCGAGGACAGCCAAATCGAGCGCTTCCAGCAAGTCAACGCCGACGGGACGCTGTTCGGCGGTTCTTGGGACGCGGCTGTCAACGCCCAGCACCCAGAATGGAACGGACAGAACGGCTTCCAGACCTCGGGTGCGCTGGCCACGGCGTTGACGCGCGGCGCCCAGGAAGGCAGCCAGGCACAGCAGTTCTCGAAAGCCCGCAGTTTCGACGGGTCGAACTACGTGGCCCCCAACCCGAGCGGGACCGGCTTCGTCTCGGTCGTGGACGGCATCCCCGTCGAGCGCAACACCAAGGAAGAAGCGGAGCAGGACTTCAACCGCCGCACCACCGCCGCCGCTCCCCCGGCGCCGGCCGCGCCAGCGGCACCCTCCACGACGGCCCCGAGTCCGACCACGCCGCCGACGACAACGACCACGACGCCGTCGTCGAGCGTCCCGTCCCTGCCTCCAGGCAGCGACCCGCGCACGATGACGGCCGACCAACTGCGGGCGCTGGGCTACGGCGCGCTCCTGGACGGCATCGGGTATTCCAACACGCAGAAATACCTGATGGAGAAGGAACTCAACGACGCGCGCGTCAAGGATCTGCTCGACCGGCTGAAGCTCGCCCAGAACGACGACGAGCGCGCGGCTATCCTCCAGGACTTCAACATCCAGGCGGCGCGCGACGCCCGCTACGACAAGAACCGGGCCGGCGACCTGGACCGCTGGAGTAGCCTCGCGCAGAACCTGCTCACCAACGCGACCGAACTCGGAAGTCGGCCCGAGGACTACTTCAAGTACAACAAGTACCTCTCCGGCGGCCGGGACATCTACCAGCAGATGATGGAGGGCACCCCCGCTCAGGGCGGGGCCCCGACCGGGGAGATCAAGGCCGGCTCGATCTCGAATCTCCTGAACCAACTCGGGATCAACTCGGCCCCGAACCTGCCGTTTCAGCCGGCGAATCCAGACCCGCGCGTGAATGCATCGGCTCAGGTCGCGCGCATCAAGGCGAGCTACGCCCAGGCGATCAAGGCCGCCGGCGTCGGCTACTTCAGCGCCAACGATCCGCGCCTGCTGGCGATCTTCAAGACCGCCGGTGAACTCGACGACGCCGGCGCCGCCGAGGTGGCGAGGCGCAACGCCGACTACTTCCAGGCGAATAAAGTCGTCGTCCCCGACGACGTGATGGCCGGCTACATCGCCGAGGCCAAGCAGCGCCGCGCCAGCGCGCCGGCGCCCACGCCGTCCCCGGTGGCCCAGGGCCTGACCCAGGGGGCGCAGGGGGTGAACGAACCGATGAGGCAGCAGATCAAGTCGGGCGAGATCGACTGGCGCGACCCCAACAAGCAGTTCGCCCGCGCGTCCGGGTTCTAGGAGGAATCCCCCATGGCGTACCCACAGATGCCCGGATACCCCCAGATGGCGCCTCAGGGGGCGCGTGCCCAGTCGTGGGCGATGATGCGCGGCGGACCCAGGCCCAGTAGCGAGATCCCAGGCAGTGGGGCCATGTGGCCGGCTCAGCCCGGATACCCGCCCGTGACCGCGCTCGCCGGTGGTGGGGAGATGATGCCGAACCCGGATCGCCAGTACATCCAGGGCGGACTCATCGGCCCCGACGCCGGTGCCCCCGGACTGCCACCAGTCGTCGCGCCGGCGCCGAATCCGGCCGCTGGCGGGGCGACCTGGGGATGGACGGCGCCGTACTCCTCGCCGATCACCCCGACTGGCGCCGGCAACCCGCTCCCGGACCCGCTCGTGCCCGGCCAGGTGAACCCCGATGCGCCGTTCGTGGACAGCCCAGGAAAGAGCATCGGCGCGCAGATCCTGGCCGCCGTCGCGGCGCACGCGGCCCAGGGCCTCCCCTTCGACACCGCCTTCTCCGAGGGCCTGTGGCGGCGTGCCGGGCTCGACCCCAACGGCGCGGCCGTGGCGCACCTCTACGCGCGCGGCTGGCAGGCGTCGCACGGCCCCCTGACCGAGCAGCAGATCAACGAACTGGTCGGCTCGATTCGGTCCACCGGCAAGCCCCCGGCCCCGCCAGCCGGCGTGACGCCGATCCCCGTGCCCCCGGTCGGGACGCGCCCGCTGCCGCCGACCACCCCGGCGGTGATGCCTCCAGTGCCGGCGGCGATCCCCGCGAAGCCCGAGGTGCCGCTTCCCTGGAAGCAATCGCCGATCTGGTGGAACAGCCTCACGGCCGGGGGACAGGGACTCGCCAAGGGCGCCTTCGGGGAGGCCGGGCACAACGCGGACGACTACGTGGAACTGATGAAGCGGTCTTTCCCGCAGGGGAGTTCGCTCGGCGGCGGCCAGGTGCAGCGCGCCACGAACCCAAGAACCGGCTGGGGCAACTTTTTCTAGGGGCGTTATAGACCCCCCACGTTGACAGTCCTGTCCTAACAACCGTATGATCGTCTAGCCATACATATGGACGACACAACCGCAGTCCAGCCCGCGACGGAGGCTCCTGCTGCCTCGACCCCGGTGGAAACCGGGGCCGACGCTCCCGCAGAGATTGCCCCCGCCGTTCTAGAGGCCCCGGACTGGCGGACCCTCGTGGACGGGGTCGATCCCGAGGATTTGCGGCGCCACCCCAGGGTTGCCGGCGTGGTCGGCCAGATGGTCGATCAGGCCATGCGACGTTGGCAGGCGTCCCAGAACGAGGACGTGTCGCGGCGTGCTCAGGACACCGCCCGCGACGAACTGCGGGAGTTAGCCCGACGAGATCCCGAGGCGTTTTCCGAGCGGTTTCTCTCGGACGACCAGCGGGAGGTCGCGCTCGCGCAGATCACCCAGATGCGAACCCAGGAAGCGGCGGCCATGGCGCAGCGCGTCGGCCGCGCGTACTCCTCGGTGACCGGATGGGACCGGCTGACGGTGGACGACCACGCCGAGCTAGCGAAAAGCATCCAGGGATTGCCCGACGACGACGTGATCGCGGTCTACAACGCCAAGGCGCTGGACCTCCTCGCGAAACACCGCGTCGCCGACGCCGCCTCGGAACGCTTCGAGGGCTGGAAGAAGAGCGAGCTTGTCAAGGAACGCGCGGCGATCCGGGAACAGGTCGCGGCCGAGATGCTCAAGAAAGATCCTCGACCGGACATGACCCGATCCAGCCGCGCACCGGCCCACCCCGATTTCGCCCGGATGTCGGACGCGCAGTTCGATACCTGGTACGTCACCGAGGGGCCGGGCAAAGACCTCGGGCTCGCGCCCGCGCGACAGCAAGGATAAACCGCAATCGCTACTCAAACCTACGGCGTCGGGGGACTGCTGACCGAGGGTCAGCTCGTGACCTTCGAGCGTCGTCTCCTCAATCGATTCCGGGGCATGACGGTCTACAACAAGTTCGGCATGCAGGCCGGCATCCCGGTCCACGGCGGCAAGTCGATCTCGTTCCGGCGCATGGAAGCCGTCCTGGGAGCCTCCTACGCAGCGGCGTACAACTCCGGTGGAGCGTATGCGTCGGGACCGTTGGTCCTGACCGAGGGCACGCCAGGGGCGGCGATGGATGCCACATGGGTCCAGATCCTCGCCACAGTCAGCCAGTATGGCGGCTACATCCTGTACTCCGATCTGGCCGAGGACCAGTCCATCGACCCCATCGTCGCCGAGAGCACCGAGAACTTCGGCGAGGCGATGAAGGAGGGCTTGGACCTCGTCACTCGTGACGTGGTTACCGCCGGATCGAACGTCCAGTACAGTTCCACGTCGCTCTCGCGCGGTGCGGTCGGCAGCGGCCAGTACCTGTCGCTCACCGAACTACGCCGGGCCAAGCGGACGCTCCTCTCCTTCAACGCCAAGGTGGTTGCGAAGGAAGGCAAGTTCGTTTGCATTACGCATCCACACGCGCTCTACGACCTGGAGGGCGACTCGAACATCACGAACATCTGGCAGTACGCCGGTGGACGTGGGCTCGACACCAACCAGCTATTCGACACCGAGATCAAGGATCTGCCGTTCGGCGTTCGCGTCTACACCACCAGCCTCTGCCGGATCTTCGCCTCGCTCGGCCTCTCCGGGGCCGATGTCTACGGCACGGTTCTCTTCGGAGATCAGTGGTACGGGACGATCAACCTGGAGAAGATGCCGGCCAAGGTCATCGTCAAGGAGCGCGGCTCGGCCGGGACCGCTGACCCACTGAACCAGCTTATGTCGATTGGTTGGAAAGCGGCTCACGCCGCCGCCGTGCTCAACCAGAACATGGGCGTCCGCATCGAGCACGCAAGCTCGTCGAAGAACGCCAGCTAGGTATAATATAGGATAGGTGCTTGACTGCACCTATCATTCTCGGTACACTGGGGGTATGGATGATGAACGCTACGCCGACGTACCCCCGGTGACCCTCGCGTACATCGCTGGCCTGACCGATGGAGAAGGGACCATCACGATCCGTCGCGGTAATCGAGGCAAAGGCGTCCGAAGTGAGGAGTATTCCTCGTTCATTTCTGTCGCCCAAAAAGATCGGGCCATCCTTGATTGGATCAAGGAGGTGTTCGCTTGCGGTTCGGTTGTCCAGCATCGGTTCAAGGAGACTCACGATCGATTCCGTTCCCAGACGCCGGTGATGCACCACTGGGCATGTACCTACGCCAACGCCAACCGCATCATCACGGCGCTGCGCCCGTATCTGCGGATCAAGCATCGCCAGGCCGATCTCGCCTTGCGGCTGCACGCGCTCAAGGCGTCGTGGACGCAGCGCACGATGCCCGGTGTTCGCGGGAGAGTGCCGACACCCGAATACATCATGGAAGAGTGCCGCGCGCTGTGCATCGAGGTGCAGACACTTAATGGCCGTGGATCTGTTGTGGTCGGCGTGCGAAACCCGAACGCTGTCAACGCTGGAATTCACGGAGCGATGCTGATTTGCGGGGCGTGTGGGATCGAGTTCGAGAGCGAAACCTACTTCACGGCAACCGAACTGACCGAGCGTGTCCACTATTGCCGCGCCTGTCGGCGCTCAGGTGTAGCGCAGAAGCACGCAACTGATCGCGGGCATCAGAAGGAGAAGGAGCGGCGTCACGCCGCGATGGCTGCCGCTGGCCGCGAGTCACCGGCTGCACCGGATGGTCCTCCCGAGCGTCGGCGTATCTACAAACTCGGACAGCCGGTCGAGTCCGGCGTGTACATCGCCTAGCGATCCTCGCCCGGTGGTGGCTGAACACCGCCGCCGGGCACCGATATCCCGCGATCTAGGAGCGTGTGGTGGCCAAACTGGAACCCGTCGATCCCTCGACCCTGACGAGCGTGCGCGTCCCGATCGCGCCGGCCCCGGAATCCCCGCGCCCGATCGAGGGAGCCAGCGTTCAGGCCACCCCGACGCCACCGCTCCCCGATCCCGCCGAGGCGATCCCGGCCGAGGACGACATCCTGGCCGGCCTGGGCGCCCTGATCGCCGAGGCGCGCAAGGACCGGGCCGACACGAGTCGGCAGCAGGCGGTCGTGGACGCGCTGGCGGGCCTTCAGGTGAAAGACTTCCCGCAGATCGCCGAGCACCCCGCGATTGCGAAATTCCTGGAGGGCTACCACGCCGCCCAGTCGGCCACCCACGGGCGCCGGCCTGGAGAAGTCATCAACAAGGGCACGATCGCCGAGAACGCGATCCCCTGGACGCTGCGCGACCTGAAGAGCCCCCCTCAGGATTGGAACGGAGTGGACCCCCTTCCGCCGGGGCACACCCAGTGGGTGTTCAACGTGGTCCCGGAGAGTTCCAAGGAGGTCATCGTCAACGGGCTCAAGGTGCGCTTCTACCGGCGGGTGCCGTACTCCGGGCCGAAGGTGTTCTACGACCAGTACCTGGAGTCGATGAACGCCGAGGAGTACGCGGCCCAACACGCCGCCTTCATGATGAAGGCCGAGGGCGCCGGCGTCCCGCAAGACCCCACGATCCTCAACGAGGGCACGATGCACGTGCGGACCAGCTTCACCAAGGGCACCTACTACCCCGGCATGGGCACCCAGGGGATGACGAGTCCCGGCCCGGCTCAT